GTAAGGCTACCTATTAACGCTCCTATCATGTCTCATGTCCTAACCATACAGCAAAGGCACCTGTCATAGCACCTGTAACGGTTGCAGTTAAGGCTGTTGCTTGTGAAGTCATAGCTTCAGGAGGAAGATCCATAAACCAATAGAGCACTGTTATGTACATAAAGGTCATAGCTAACATCATTAGCCTTGGTAAAATTTTCCAGTGAAGAATTCTCTCCATAGTTACTGTCATAAGGTTTCCTTTTGTTTAAGTTAAAGATGCTTCATATATTTTTAAAACTTCTTCTTCTATTGATTCATCAGTCATTGAGTAGCCCCCTACAACTTCTAAGGAAATAGTATCAACTACTTTTTTAAAAGTTGGTAATTTTTGAGTTATATTCGCTGTTACTGATATGTTATTACCTAGAGGTGTAAACATTTTAGATAAAATTTTACATTCGTACATAAGTTTTCCTACTATATTTTATATTGTAAATTTGCCAAAATATATGTCAAAAGTAGCATCCCAGTAACTTTCATATTCACCAAGAAAAGCTTGGCCCGTAGATGAATATGCAAGGTTCATATAGTTATTATTATATGAGCCTAGTACTTGCTCTTGTTGATCAGACTCCCAGCGATTACTAGAGTGTTGCCAATCTGCATACACTTTCCCGCCAGAAGTTGTAGTAGCGGGTACATATCTTAAGGATAAAGTTCTGGTAAGCCATTGTTCCCCATTTGCAGTAAAAACCGATTCAAGAACAGTTGTTCCGCTTAAATTCATTTTTCCGTTGTAACTTCCTGTAAGAGTACCGTTAACAGTTGTAACTGTCATAGGTGGAACTGCAGAATTAAATACGCCGTAATCTGTTTGAAAAGGAGCATCAAAAGTGGGGTCATTATAAGCAGATTTTCCTCCGTATCCCCAAACACTAGTTCTTGCTAAGCCTCCTTGAACTAAAATAAAGTCAGCGTTCATTCCAGCAATATTAAGTGTAGCCAGTAGTGTTGAAGTGGTTGTTTCTAAAGGTAAAAGAGCGCGAGAAACTCGATAAAAATTTCTTAGCCTTGGACCATAATAAGTCACATTTGGCTCCCCATAATTGTAACCTTGAAGTGTCGTCATATGACCAAGAACATATTGGTTAGCAAGTGGAAAAGTAAAATGATTCCCATAAGCTCCCGCAGTATTACTTGTCCAAGTAGTTGTTGGGCTTCCTACTACGGTTTTTTGTATAATGTGAGGCATTGGGGTGCTAGTGTTAAAGATAACTTCATTGCTTGAATTTTTGATTAATAGGTTGTTATTACTTAGTTCAAAACTCATATCTTAATTCCTACTGAATTTCCGCTACTAACCCAGCTCGAAATAGTTGTTCCTTCATCATCATCGCCACCAGTAACGCCCCCAAAGGTTCCACGATATAGTGCATAACCAATGCTTGATTGATAGATAAACCCAGCATAAGTAGCAGAACCGCCGCCAAAAACTCTTCCATACGCATCTGCGGCCTCGCCTAACTGATTTGCTCCTCCTGCTTGATAGTTAATTAAGTTCCAACCGTTATGTCGAAACTGCCAGAAAGGAGCAACATTTACGGGGTTAAAACTTACTTTTCCACTTGGAGAAATAACTTTTATTTTACCTTCCATTAAGTCTGCAGTTTTACCTTTACTGAAATAAAAGTCTGGACTAGTGGTTTCTTTCCTCAAATATTTATAATCAGTGTTTAACCGACCCCCTGCTGCATTAAAACTAGTTGAAGTTATTTTTAAATTATTTTCTGTTGAATCAGTACTATTCCCTAAAAAGTTAAAAACATAAACTGTATAGGTTTTAGACACAGCAGGTAAATTAACTGCGTGGGTCATGTATTTTTCAAATATTTTTATAGAAGTACCTGTATTATAAGCCGCAACAGATCTAACACTTGCTCCTACCGATTGAATTGGCAAACCTTGCATTAGCTGTTCATTGCTTTCTGTTACAATAAAAGGCGAATTAATGTCGCCTGAGTGGTTTATAAGCGTATATTCTTGTGATCCTTCTAAAAGATTATAAGAAGTATCTGCATGTTTTCTGGTTGCATTTGCAGCCGCAGCTGTTCTTGCAGGATGAGATACAGTAACAGTTGCAGTTTCTGTTCCACCCAAGTAAGAAAGACCACTGTGAAAATACAAAGAATCTAATTTTTGAGAATAAGTTAAAGGGTTGGTGGTTCCAGCAGGATCATTTGCTAACAACTTAAATTGGTCTAAAGTAGTGTAATCTCCGTTATAAATAATACAATCTACAACTTCTACACTAACTATTAAAGTATCTGATGTGTTTAAATTTGATACAAAACTACTATGAAAATTTACAGTTGAACCTGATGAACTTTGACTAATAGAGTAATCGTAACTAGTAGGGTTAGTTGTTTGATTAACAAGAACATTGCCATTATAACTTACTCTAAAAGCAATAGAAGGGTATTCCGAATAAGGTCCAATAGAAGCAGAATTTACGTTGGACTGAGGGAGAGTTCCAGTAAAGAGAGTTTTTACTTCAGGTCCAGCCCAAAATGTTTTAGACATTTTTATTCCTAACGTAATTTACTGTCCATTGACACCAGTTGTCGTAAGGTTCAATACAGCTGTTTCTCCCTATATAATGGTGTAACAACATATTGTTTTCAAGAAAAATACCACAATGATTAGGGTTTTTATTTAGGAAAGACTCATGGCCTACTGCAAAGAAAACAGCATCGTTTACTTGTGGATTTAAAACAACGTCCCAATTTGAAGTAAGTTCAGCATTCCCATTAAAACTAGTTTCTGCCCAGTTGTCTTTAATATATCTTAAATCATCTTCCATGTCTGGAAGTACAACACTATGAGTTCTATTATAATAGTCTTGAGCAAGTCTATAACAGTCCCACTTGTATGCTACGTATGGTCTCCCCACTAAAGGAGCGTTAGTTTCCCAAGAGTCAGGTAAAAAGAGATTGTGTTTACCGCTAGGCCATTCTACATAAAAAGTAGGAGTATCTACCGTAGTTATTGTTGAGATATCTTCACAAGTTTTTATACTTGCATAGGCACCTTCAGAATCTTCCGAAAAAGAAAGCTTACCTCTAGTACTTAAATTAGCGTAATACACATTATCTTTTGAAGTGTTTCTCCAGTAATCTGAAGCGTTCATCAATATAGAAAGTTCTGATACCATTATTTTCATTTGTTTACACCGTTATTAATATTTCTTTATTTGTCAAATCTATCTTAAACTTGCCATCGGTACTTTCAAGTTTACCTGCAGTTAAGGTTCCCATGTCTGCAGTTACAGCAGAAAGACTAGTTACATTGAGTTTATCTGAAGTAACTGTCCCTGTTACCATTAAATCTCCATCAAGAAAATCAGCTTGAACAACCCAAGCACTACCATTATAAATATAGGCAATTGCTATGTCTGTACATTTAATAATAAAACGATCTGACTCTGTAACTGTAAGAGAGGTAGCAGTAGAAAAGGCTGCGTTAAGTCTAGTCTGTTGTTGAAGAGTTGCCCCTGTATTATAATAGCTAGCTGCGTTTGTTGTGTCAACATAGCGCCACCAACCTGGACCTCTTGAACCAGCTGTTCCCAAGGGGGTAAAGGTTAACCCACTTACTGGCAAACTCGGAGAGGCTGCTGCAGAGTAAAAATTTACGTGAGACTTACCAACTGCGCTAAAGGATTGGTTAGCACCAGCAGTGCTAGTAGCATAAATAGGAAAAGTACTGTTTCCTGAAGTGCCATCTGCACCTACAAATCTAGTGAACGTTATCCCTGTTCTAATTGGTAAAGTTGGTTGATCTCCCGTATGAGAGTAATAAGCTACAAATTCTTGAGTAGAAAACGTATAAGATTGAGTGTTACTCGTAGCATTTGCCGTGTCTGCGTAGATAACTTCAACAGTACCGTTAGTTATTAACTGTAAAGATTGTTGAAGAGTAACCCTGTCAGAAAGTCTGTTGTTTATATTTCTCGCTCTTACTGAAAATACATACGTAGCGGTTTTCATTCCAAGAATATCAAACGTAGTGTTTACTGTACTACCTATTTGTTGATATTGATTGTCATTTTCAGTACTAAGCTTTGCTTCAACAACATAGTCTTTGGCAGAAATATCATCTGAGGCAGTCCAAGTTAGTTTTCCTGCGGAAGTTCCATAAAGTTGATTACCTGAAGCTGCAAAAGTTAAACTAGTAGGCGCGGCAACTGAAAAATCTATTTCAGGAATTATTGAGTAAGCAGTGTCGTCTTGAACATTCCATGCTAGAAAACCAGACTGAAAGTGATAACATTTTACTTTTACTGAGAAGTTATCATTAACCCGAATAGATTCAACTTTAAAGTTATAACCAGTTTCAGTAGCTTGACCCTTGTTTTGAATTAATCCAAGATTGTCAGACTTAATGTGTATAATATCTCCAGGCTCTACTGTCATTGCCTTTTTAGATAAAGTAATGTCTACAGTAAAAATACCTCTAGATTTTCTTACTTGTTGTTCAGCATAAGCTTGTGCGTTATACTTGTTAGTTACTCCATCAGGAGAAAAACTCTTAGTTAGTGGGTTGTTGTTGTCTTCAGCTAAGAAAATAGCATAAGGAGTGTTAGCAATTGTAGAAGTTGGGGGCCACGTTACAGAGTCCATATCAAAATTTTCAGCTTCGTTAGGGAATTGAACAGTAACCTGTGTAAATCTTTCTTGAGCTGTAGGCCAAACAATGCTAGTTTCTTCTCTTATAATATCGTCTTCAGTAAAGGTGTGATTGCTATTTACTAAAGAGTATACTCCTGCTTCATTTAGCGGATATTCTAAAGATAACTTGTACTTGCCTTCAGGCGTCCAAACTAAGCTGGCCATACCCATAGTAGCTAAAATTCTTTCGATATTATCTCTTATAGTCTCTTCGGTATCTAAGGTTATATTACACTCGTAAAGACGTATAATTTCTGAATTTGGAGTACTAATAGTAGTGTAAGTTGGTGTACCGTTACTAGAAACAGCTAAAGAGTAGAGTTGAGAGATATCTTCTGCAAAGTATAAATAGTCTGCGCTAGAGGCATCAGTAGTTGAAAAGTTACCTGCCGAAAAGTCGTTAACTCCAGGAAAAGCATCATTATTTGTAAAGCTAAAAATAGGCTTAGCTCCGTTAACAGACCCTCCAAGGGTTGCGTTAGATAACTTTATTGTATCACAAATAACTGCTGAATTATAAAAAGATTCTAAGTCAACATCACTAGTACTAAGCCCTCTTCCAAAGGTACTATTTAAAAGATAATCTAATAAACAGTACGCGGGGTTACTAGAAAACTCGTAGTTACTATTTAAGGTGTAGTTTGAACTATTAATTTTTCTTATCTTACGACCTTTTAAAATGTATTCAACATTAGGGCTACCATTATACTGCGGCGTTTCTCGATTAAGCCTAAAAAAAGACGCTACCCAAGCTATGTCTGTAAAAGTATTAGTATTAAGAAAGCCCATGTTAGCAGAGGCGTTGTCGCCGCCCCCCGAATTATGGACATGAAATCTATGGTTATAAGTGGATTTGTTGTTTTTCATATCGCTTGTTACACCACGATAGTCAATTCCATCTACTAAAACGTGTTGAACACCTTCAATCCCACCGTGACAGAGCGCTGTTTGGACTCCTAAAAATTCTTTTTTAGAACCAGAATGATTAACATTAGTAAAAGCTTGTTCAAAAGCAGTGTCATAATCTACTGGGTTTGACGCAGTGTAATTGTTTTTAACTTTGTGTCCTGTTTTTGTTCCTGCAGCAAGTTGTTTGCCATAGATAACAGGTAACGGAGCCGCTTCAGAAGTTATATTAAACTTTTGTCCACGCGCTTTATCGAGAGCTGCTTGACGCCGACGTTCTGCTTCTCTTGCGAGTTTTTGCTGATATGCAGCCGAAGCAAGGCTAAGGCCAAAACTGATAATATTACCAATTCCAATTCCCATCAGATTTTCCCCCATGAAATAGCAGTTTCGTTATCATCGTAAATGTTATCAAAAGAGGTGTCTGTAGAGTTTTTTTGATCCATACCGTCTTTAGAAATCATAGTTAAATTTATCTGGTCTAAGTCAGCCATAGGAGAGGTACCTTCAATTTTAGCAACTTTAGTGTCCCAGTTAACCGCTATTGTTGGAGCGTCAATAAAACCAGAATACAAGAATACAATATCACTAACACCATTTCCATCTACACCCGTCATAGGTTGTTCGTTACTATTAAGTAACCCTAACCTAACCTTTATCTTATTACCAATAACACCTTGTTTAAAGGTATCTGATAGCCCGTTAGCAACATCAGTAAGAGTAATAATATAAGCTTCTCTGTCAATTATAGAAGAAAATCTGGGGGCATCAATTTCAAAAACACCACCATCACCAACCCAAGTTTGGCTGTTCCAAGATATATCTCGATTAAAACTAGTATAGTAGTAAGTGACTCTATTTGTGTTGTTTGCAGACACTCTTTCTAGGTCAATTTCAATTAAAAAGAAATACTTAACATATTCACTGTTAAGGGCGGTTGTAAAATTAGTTGAGAAAGTTCTAGCCATTACACTGCCTCAATTAAAGTAATTGATCCTAAATTAGATAAAATGCCATCTGTAAAGGTTATGCCTTGTTGATTGTCAATACTTCTGTAGTAAGAAAATTGAACAAGGTCTTTCATAACCATGTTGTTGCCCGTAGTTAACGATTGTTTTAATCTAGGGTAAATGTTGATAGCTCCCCCTGCATTTGCAAACAAGGTGTCAGTAGTAGTAATATAGATTTTATCGTTGTTACTAAATTTAATAAAAGTTCCCTTGGGCATAAGGCCGTTGACCACTGCTGTACCGCCACCAACGGTAACCTGAGTAGCTCCCGCTGCAGCAGAAACTGCAACTGGCAAAGTTATTTCGTCAGCGTTAGCACCTAGCGCGCCTGTGTGATATAAAGTATCTGCACCTAGTGAGTTATACCTTGCCTTTGTAGCACTAGTTAACTGTGGCATAATCATAGTATTTGTGCTTTCAATGTCCTTAAAGGAACTAACAAAGAGATCTGCTTGATTACTATTTTCAGCAATAATGTCAAAAGATAACTCCCAACGTTGAGCACCTTGAGAAGCTCGCTGTGTTTTTAAAGAGATAGTAGTCATATCGAACATAGGTTCGTTTGATGTAATTGTGAAAGGAGCAAGGATTGATGCTCCGTTATAGTAATAAGTTTTCATTGATTAGTTCCTTAATTAGATTTTTTCTGCTATAAACATCCTTACTAAGTCAGCAACTATGTCGCTTCTTACGATGTCTTCTACACCAAACTCGATCACAGGGAGGTTAATACCGTTAGACTGTATAAGCCTAGAAAACCGCATAAGGTCTGTTCCAGCCTTAACGTCTGACTGAGCGGGATCCCCCATGAGAATTAGTTTAGAATTTTCGCCGATGCGTGTACTTATGGCCTTTAGCTCATCCATGTTTAAATTTTGAGCCTCATCAACTAGTACAAGAGTATTCTCATAAGAACGTCCTCGTATAGTTTCAATGGGCTGAATCTCAATGTCATTTTTACTCAGTAAATACTCATACTTACCTGTACCAAAGGCTTTCTTAAGTACTTCCAACATAGGAAGTAACCAAGGGGTCATCTTCTCAGCGATAGTCCCTGGAAAGTGTCCTAGACTTTTGCCTGTAGGTACGTTAGCGCGGGTAAGCACTATCTTTCGATAGCCACCCTTCAGAAAAAGTTGTGCTGCCGTTCCAGCACTACAGTAAGTCTTCCCAGTACCAGCACAACCAATGGTCACTACAACTGGACTTGTCTTAATAGCTTGTATTAAGTAGTTTTGCTTTTCATTCTTAGGAAGAACATGAAATCTAGGTAATACGTGAACATTACCTTCTTTCTTATCAGCATAACGGGACTTTTTCTTTTCTGATCTTCTTGACATAAAGGATCCTTTAGTTGGTATTTCTAGAGAGACCTATCATTAGCGATCTCTATTTTTAGTAGTAAATTTGTTCTTTAGCAGGGTCTACTGTTTTAGGAATACAGTAAGCCCTTCTAGGGTCATTGTTAGGGTGAGAACCAAAAGACTTAATAAGTTGTTCTGCGTAGTAGTTACAGCTTTCAATCTTGCGAAAGTACATGTCATCACTTATAAGTTTCTTGTCCTCACCCGCTCCTATGTATAACATCAAAGCAAATACGTGGATCATTGTACGGGCTTTGTGGGCCAGTCTCCCCCGTTGCCTTCTATATCGGCTATTGCCAAGTTAGGCCAGTTAGAGTGAGTAGTAATGTTACGTAGTGCCGTACGGTAAGTAACCCACGCCGTAGGGGTAGCAGTGTTAGCTTCTAGTGCCTTAGTGACTACCCAGTCACACTCTGCCAAGAGAGTGTCCCGTGTGGCTCTGTTACGAGCAGCCGCTTCTGAGTTAGCCGCTGTGACTACCGCCGCCTTCTCTTCGTCTGTCATATCAGTGACTTTGCGAGTGTAAACCTTGCCGTTTGATAAGTAAGGTGTAACACCTTCATTTTTCTGTGTGGCTGAGTCATAGGCTTGAAAAACAACTACCTCTGCACAGCCATTAGCCGCAAGCCATGTTGCATCAGGCCCAGCTTTAGGAAATGAAGTGTTGGGAAACAGAGACTTGTGGTCTGCTATTTCGCCTATGTTGCTGCCATCTAGTTTTGCTATCTTCATGTCTATTGTCCTTTGTCTGCAAATGGTTCTGTGGCAGGGGTGAAATTGCTGGTGTAACGGGCAAAATCACTAATACGAAAATCATCTATGTACCCCTGAAAAAATCCCTGACTTTTATCTGAGGTGCCAATATTAAAAGCAAGGTTTCTTAAATTCACAACAGTGCTGCTGGTGGCTCTTTCTGTTC